TCGCGGGTGTATTATAGACGTTAGTTCCATTACGGATGCCCGCCCTCAGCATAAACGCCCATGTACTGCCAACCGGGATGGCTCTGGACCATATTACTGTAGAAGCTGACCTGTGCAGAAAGGGAATGAAGCATTGCGTCCTTACCATTGGATACTCTGGCATAGGTGGCCACACGCTTTAAGGTGGGTACTCGGGGCGCAGTAGGTTCAATTTTTTGTATATTTCTAGCCACAGAAGCACCTCCTTTCAACGTACATGTTACCTCTGTATACCCCTGTAATCAAGTAATTCAGTGACGTAAACCTCCCAATAATGGTTGGTATTTTTCAAGTAGAATTGTATCAATTTTATGGTAGTCCTTCTCGTTGATGATTCCCTTAGTAAGCATCATTTTTGCAATTGCGAGAGAGGTTCTGTAGTTTTTTTCATGATCAAACTGCTCGTGCGTCATCGAAAACCACTTCTTTCACGTTGAATCGATCTTGTATATAACAGACATGGGAGCAGTATTTTCTACTGCTGTTGCCATAGCTTTCAAATTCTTTCCCGCAGCAAGAACAGATTAGGCAGTAGTAAGCCTTTCTATTGGAACTAATATTGTTGATCTTCCACCAGTCCCGGCGGCATTCCTCGGAGCAGAACATTTTGGGCTTGCTCTTCGGCTTCATCCTAAACTTTTTGCCACAGCTTTTACAAAAATCACCTTGCAGCGTATCAGGCACTGGTTTATGGATGGGTAGTGCAGTATCGGCGCACATACCACTCCTCCTGCAGAAAGATTTTATGGTGTTCACGGATAAACCAAGTGAAGCAGCAATAACCGAATAGCTAAAACCTTCCGTCCTCATTTGATGAACCGCACCTTTTTCTTTTCCAGTCACTTTGGATACCCCTTTCATGAAAAAAGCAAGGGCAGCCCCGAAGGACTGCCCCAACATATTATGATTTATTGATATTACTGAGATGAGTCAGATGTCTTTGCTCCTTGCAGCGTTTTAATCAAATCAAAGATATAGTTACTGCCTCGGCTGATTAAGATACCCGTCAAAACTGCCCCTACATATGGAACTGTGGAAACAATTCCGAGTAAAGCGAAAATATCCACATTGTATACCAGTGAGACCGTCACACCGAGTCCGATTCCAACGAGCATCTGCCATTGCGGTTTTCCTCCGATAAAAAATGTTTTCAGGTATGTAATCAGGCCCTCCACAATAATTGCCATTAGAGTTAAAGATATAAACTGTGTCATATATGTCCTCTTTCCGCCGGGTCAACCGGCATTTTTTTCATTCTTTCAAACAGTTCCGTTCCTGTGCCGTTCCCGCCCAGCGCGCTATATGGTGGATAAAGGTAACCTAAATTCTCCAAATCCTTTAAGCTTGCAAACCCCTTGTGTTCGCAATCCACATAGCTTTGATAAATTCGATCGTGCAATAACGCTTTTAAACCATCTTCCATCGCTAACTGCCGCACCGTCTGCTGCTTTTGTTTTGTCCAAATCCGTTTCAATGCGTAGCCAATCACCGCAGTAACCGAAGCAAACAATGCTTCTAACCAATATTTAATAATCCAATCATCCAATTCTGCATCCCCTTATTTAATCCGCGCCACAAATTGCTTGCTATTGTTTACATAGATCCCCGCTGCTGCACCCGGTTTTCCGATGCCGACAATGTAGTAAAAGGTATCATTACCGGATGTGTATCGATGTAAGAGCGTTACCACTCCCGCCGTACCAACGGTTACAGTTAATGGAACGGTACTTGTGAGCTTAAACTGATATGACTGCCCCAGCGTAAGAAAATGATCTGCGGAGGTATCACATCTAAAGTTTTGCGGCTTTCGATATCCGTTGTACCCTCCGGAACAAATGATAGCGGAATAGTCTTTAAACGACACATCTGTATCAACATTTCCGCTGATCCCATTTACCGTGCCGGTACTTCCGGTTTGCTGAATCCCACACGGATAATCCGCACCTCCGGCATAATCCGCAAGCCATACATCATACGCCTTGATTGTTGGTGCAGAAAACATCCCGCTTTTGATAAAATCAATGTTGGTGTATAGACTGATGAACCAGCCATCTGCTTTCATGGAGTCCATAAAGGCACGTGCGATGCTGTCAGTCAGTGCATTACTCGGATTCACACCCTGCTTTTGTGAGTAGGTAACACTGTCGTATTCGTAGTCAAACGCAATCGGAAATGAAAGTTTTCCTTTGTATGGTGCTATGACTTTCTTGCAGACTTCTGCCTCTTTCACTGCATCGGCTGCGGAAATTGCATAACTGAACCAATATGCGCCAACTTTCAATCCGGCAGCCAGTGCGCCTTGCACATTCGCATCAAAAGCTTCGTCTTTTTGTTTGATGTCATTTCCGTAGCCCGCGCGAATTAACGCGAAGTTGATTCCGGATGCGCGCACTTTTTGCCAGTCAATTTTTCCTTGATAATTGCTTACGTCAATTCCTGTTATTTGTGTCATGATTTTTCTCCTTTTTAATATGCTGCAATCCAGTTCACGCCCCAATTTACGCCTGCCGTTGTGACTGCATTTGTTATTTTAATTACGAATCCAGTCTTGCTTATGCTTTTCAGCACAGCATATCCAAATCCGTTTGTCGTGAATGAATTTGTCACAACTGGGATGGATGGCAGCGTTACCCCGAAGCTGATTGAAATATCAATCGAATAATAGATTGATCCATATGCCGTAGCGACTGGCGTTGTACCGACTGCAGAACCTCTTAGCAAATGAATTCCATCGACTTGGTCAGCGTTAAAACCATTCCCTGCGCCGCCTAATTCCGCACGGACATTGGGTAAAGACTTCTTTCGCATAAAGCCATCGCCTGTGTCGTAAATGTACGATGCAGCACCCGCTATATCATCTCCCCTGCTGCTGTTGATATAATTACCATAAATATCCCCCGCCACATCGAGTGCGCCAGTCTCTGGAATTTTCCCGACTCCAATTTTCCCCGCCCGCAGAGATAAAATGGGCTTTGCAGTGGCAAGCAGAGCTGTTCTGCTCGTTTCACTGTAGTAGTCATAAACGAGTATGTCGAAGTTGAACGAAGTACCAATATCGAAGTCTCCGATTCCTGCATTGAATGAAAAATTATCGCCGTTCATCGTCAAATACTTTGTAATATAGCTCCCCCATACATCGGTGGTTGATGCTTTAAACCGATACTTCAATCCGAATTGTGCTTTGGTAACCATCAAATGTGCAAGCGTGCCGCTGCAAGTCAAAATCGCACCCGCTTCAATGCTGTTTACTCTGTCGACCATAGCCACAGGAAGAGTAGGCAACGTGTATGGGATTGTTGTTACAGCGACACTTTGCTGCACGGAGTTGCCCCTGCTGTCGATTACCGTTGTACTCCTGTCCTCCAATGGTGACTATTGCGCTTCTATCTGTATCCATCTTTTAATCCCCTTTCTTATGGAACAATTGTAAATGCCGGTTCGTAAACTTCAGTAAACCAGCCAGTAATAGTCGCAGGAAGAACCGTTGCATCATCTTCGCTGACTTCTGATTTCCACGGATGGTTGCCTTTTGCATCGACTAAATTTCTGCGCATAACCGTACCCTCAATAGTTGGCGTTGCAAATTTAATGCTGTCGCCCTTGGTTTCGAGATTCGTTGCAGGAACACCGAATTTAATCTTGTACATCCAAAAATATCTATATTTTCCGTTTGCCTTTTTTGCTCTGAATCCGATTGCTACTGTCGAACCGCCATCTTCTGTGGTCGAAACGAGAACACCGTTATCATCAATTGATGCTCCGGTTAAGTCCTCCGCTGCGGTTTGCCCTATATCGTCGACTTCAAGGGAAAGCTTTCCCGACTTAAATTCCTTGATAACTGCGGCAATGCCATCATCGGCATACAGAATTGCTTCTGCAAGATCGATGGAAAGGTCTGCCTTGATTGCCTTTGCAAGCGAAATGGGAGCAGCAAACGTTTCATCGCCGCCGACTCCTTCCGTGATTTTTGAATAAAACATTTTGTCTAATCCGATTGTTGCCATATTTAATTCTCCTCTAAATCATATTCTTTCGACACATCGATTGCATAGTGATGAAACCCCGTATCGACCTCATGACCGATATATCGGCGGTCTGTAATTGTAAAGTCATTGATCAAAAGAGCCTTTACAATCTGATTTTTGCTGGTTGTATAGCTGCCTTTCACAAATAAAGACATCCGCGCTTCCTGTATTTCATGCAATGGCTGATTGTCGGCATACACTTCAAAAGTGTCATTCATCGGTGTGATAACAATATACTCATCGGGTGGAACCCCGCTGAATACACCGGTTTCGATAGGAATGCCTGCAACCGCAAGTACTGCATTTAATTCAAACAAGATACTCATAGATTACCAAGTTCCTTTTCCAAAGCAGCAGCCATGGCTGCAACACACGGTTTCCTTGTTGCTGACTTCGCGGGTTTCAAAAAAGGCTTCGCAGGCTGACCACTTTTACCATACTCAATAATATTTGCAATCTTAGCGTTACTCTTCGCATCTCGTCTAGGTTCAGCAAAACCAATTTTTACATTGAAATTGCCATTCTTGTCCTGTTTTGCAGAAGACAATCCGAGAGCAGATGTCAATTCACCGGTGGAACGTGATTTATACTTTGTACCGTTACCAATGACCGCCTGCAAGTTGGATTTCACCTTAGGCAGTACCACCTCACCACCCGCTTCCAATATCTTCGGAATGATTTCATCCGTCTTTTCTGCCAGCTTTGAAACTTTCAAGAGAAATTCCTCCGGCATTTTGATATCTACTTTAGCCACTTGCAACCACCCTCTCTGCCAGAACCTCCATGTACATTCCGCGCCCGGATACGTCTTCGACACTGATGATGTTATATCTTCCGCTATCACAGACGAGGACAAGAGCGGTCGTTATCACAATTCCGGGGATTATTCTAAAGCGAAACAAAGCGGTCGCTGTTGAAAATGCCGCCCTATTTGCCCATTTCTCATTGCCATGTCGTTCTTCTTTGTAGGCCCGAACTGAAGCCAAAATTGTATCCTTCGTTATGGCGAACCCCTCGGAATCCTGGACTGGCTCAGTTGAGATAATATCTATAAAAGTGTTCATTTTGCCGAAACTCAAGCCTTACACCTTCCAATCCTTATCCAGCCTCAATAATAGGTTGACCGTATTCCATACCTGTTCCGCTGCCTGCACGCTATCACCGAAAAAGCCGCCGGTGCTGCCATCCCTACTTTCATAGAAGTGGGATGACAGCATAACGACGGCTTGTTCAGTTGTGGGCGGCATTGGATTTTGGGTATAATAACCCTCATCTTTTTTCTGATAGCTTTCCGCATAGGCAGAAGCAGCGGTGATATAACTTTGCAAAAGTACATCATCTTCGCTGTGCTGCAATATGAGGTTTTCCTTAACATTTTCTAACAATTCCATTAGACTGATTTTTGCTGAAGGATTTTGATTGCTTCGGGCAGAATCAGCTTGCCATCTACGCGCTCGGTTGCCATAAAGCCGACTTGTCCAGTTGCGGCGAAAAGTTCATTCAAGCGTTTGAAAGATCGGCCCTGACGATCAGCTACCCAGTAGTAACCGAAATCTCCGAATGCAATACTTTTCGCACCTGCAGCGATAATCGGAACATAAACGGAAGTTACAATGGGGCGATTAAGAATGGTGTCCGGCGTACCGGCGGTCACGGAAGGCTGCCAAATGTACTGACCGCTATTGTCCTTGAGCTTACGAATTGCTTTGACAGTCGCGTCGTTCATCATGAATGTTGCGTTCTTGCGGTAAGGAGATTTGAGCGAATAGAACAAGTCCATCACCTCGTCAAGCGTAATCACAGTGGCACTGGCCGCAGTCACCCCAGTTTCCGCACCGCCGGTGATATTGAAGATACCGGTGGGTTTGCCTGTACCGTCGCCAATAAAGAAGGATTCCTCTTCCTTTACGCCAATGCGGCGGGCGAACTCAGTGGCTATGTAACTTTCAAGGTTAAACACGTTATCATTCAGCAATTCTTCCGATACTTTAATCATGGTTGCCAGTTTAAATGCTCCAATGGATACCTGCCCAAATGCATCGTCACTCTCTGGAATGACCCCTTCTTCATCTACCCATGAAGCAGTACCCTTGGTTGCTACCACAGGAATTTTGCGGTCGCCGGTTGAAGTAGTAATAATCTTGGCAAGCTGACGGAAGATGTTCTGTTCCTCCAATGCTTGCACCAGCGTACGTTCAAACTCATCCGGAACGAGATAACCGCCCTCCGTATCCGTACCGACCTGCAATGCATTCTGTACATCAAAATTGGACTTATTTCTCATGATTTTCCAGAATGCATTTTTGTACTCATCTGCAGCTCTGCCGGATTTTGATTCGCTTCCGGCGATTGCAGTCGGTTTATTGGTGAGAGGAGTATTAACCGGTTTTGCTAATTCCAAATCCAATGTCTGCTGCCGATCCAAACGATCGATTTCCTTACCGAGATTTACAACATCTGCTTCCATCTTTTCATAGGTAGTAGTGTCCTCGGCGCAAATCAGCCCATCATTGCCGCGTTTTGTATCCAGGAACGCCTTTGCGGTATCCCATGCCTTGGCGCGTTTTTCGCGCAGTTCTAAAATTTTACTCATTCTATTTTCCTCCTGTTATTTTAATAAATTTAATCTTTTATCGAGGTTTTCAATTGGCAAGCCAGTCTTAAACGACTTTTTCGGAGTCAGTTTGCTCAAAATGGAATTTGTGACTGTCATCCGGCTAAAGATAACACCGTCATTTTCCGGGGTTGTCTCTTCTTCATTACTGCTGAACAGAATACCATTGGCAAAGCCCAGCTCGACTGCTTTCTTGGCATTCATCCAGCTTTCTGCATCCATGAGATTGGAAATTTTGGATCTGGAGAGCCCTGTTTTCAGCTCGTATGCATTGATGATGCTTTCCTTGACTTCGCTCAGAAGGTCAATTGCCTTGCCCATTTCCTCCGTATCACCGAATGCGGCTGTCATGGGATTGTGAATCATCAGCATACTGACCGGTGACATTAAAATGTCCCCTCCAGCCATCGCAATGACCGAGGCGGCACTGGCAGCGATCCCATCAATTTTTACAGTAACCTTGCCTTTGTAATCCATGAGCATGTTATAAATCTGAGAAGCTGCGAACACATCGCCGCCGGGCGAATTAATCCACACGGTGATGTCATCTTCCCCATTCATCAACTCTGATTTAAACTGTTTAGGTGAAATCTCATCCCCTAGCCAGCTTTCCTCGGCAATTGCGCCGTCGAGATACAGCGTCCGAATATTATCTTCGTTTTTTACCCAGTTCCACCAGCGTGGTGCTGGACTCAATCCGCTCACTTTACTTTGTGGTGAATTTTTCTTTTCTGCCCGCGTTGTTTGTTCCATCTGTTTTTTCCTCCATTTCTGTAGTGTTGGGTGCCGCTTCGGTCTGCTGGGCGAAAGCACCGGCATCCTGTAATTTTGTCATCGCTCCGTTAATGAGATACAAATTCCCACCGAGTTCTTCCGGAATACAATTGAGATTTTCAAGCATCCGGATATCGTTTGTGGACAGCCAGCCATTCTGCCTTCCCGTTGCATACCCAGACATTCGTGAAGCATAATCACCACGCAGCAATCCATCCACATTGAATTTGACGAAATATGTACGCTTTTCCGATGGCAGAATCAATGATTTCTGAATTGCCTGTTCCCATCGCACCACCCACGGGTCAAGTGTGTATTTCACGAATTCAAGCGACTGCTGCTCAATATTGGAAAAACTGGATTTCTCAAGGTCGCCGACCATATGCGGCGGGATACGAAAGATTCGTGCGATCTCATTGATCTGGAATTTTCTTGTTTCCAAGAACTGCGCCTGTTCCGGCGGGATACCGATGCTTTGAAATTTCATACCTTCTTCAAGCACAGCCACCCTGTGGGCATTGTTGCTGCCCTGATACACGGAGTTCCAGCTCTCCCGAACTCTTGCGGGGTCTTTGACCACACCGGGATGCTCTAGCACCCCACCGGGACTTGCGCCGTTTGCGAAGAATTTTGCACCATACTCCTCACAGGCGATGGCCATACCAATCGCATTTTTTGACATTGCAATGGGTGAATATCCTACTAAGCCATCAAATCCAAGACCGGGAATATGCAAGACTTCTTCACTGCGAAGAACTGCCATACCTGTATCAGTCCGGTATTCATAATACAGTTCTCCATTTGCGGTTCGATCTACTGTCATCCTGTCAGGTAATAGGGGATAAAGCGCCAACGGATTTCCTCTTCCGTCCCGAATAATCTGCGCGTAGGCATTTCCCCATAATAAAAGATGACTCATCAGTGTCTCTCGAAACACAAATGAAGTCATCTCAGGGTTTGGCTCGTCATGGAGCAGATAATACAACTGATGGTTGATTGCTTTTTCCTTCCCGCCGTCCGGCTTGTATTGGTAGGTATGAAGCGGCAGCCCGGCAATCGCCTCCGATAGAATTCTCACGCAGGAATATACCGCCGTTGTCTGCATGGCGCTGCGTTCATTGACATTTTTCCCGCTTGTGGTATCGCCAAAGAAAAAGCTGTAATTGCTGCCGGGCAAACTGTTTTGAGGTTTGTCACGGGAGTGAAACAAGCTTTTTAATATGTTGATTTTGCATCATCTCCTAAAAATGGGTAAAAGGAAAGGACGGCCGATTGGTCATCCTTTGGATTTGAATATTTTGTTGTTGGATTGGTTAATAAGAGCTACATATAATGCTCATAGAACTAAACTGCTAACGCGGTGGCCCCCGAAATTTAAAAATGCTGCCATA